CGATTAGGCAAATCGGGTCTGAGTGTGCGGGCAACGGCCGCGACGCGCCGCCGAGGGAAGCAACCCAAAAGCTGTTCCTCAGCAACAGCTGAGGACCACCAAATGGGTGCCCCCTCGACAGTCGTGCCGCCAACAAGGCCTCGAAGAGGCATTGCCGGCGGCGAGAACGCCGTGGTCCAGGTGTGGAAGATCTTAAGATCAACCGGCACCCTCACCTTCTTCCTCCCCGGAGCGGATAGGGTGCGGAAGAGGGGAAACCCCTCCCGAACCGTCCTCCGATGTCCCCGGAACTCCCACAACACCTCGAGAAATACCCCCCTGTCCGGAGATCGGTGGTGCTTGCCCGAGCTGAATTCCGCGCCCGTCGCCATAAGGCGGCGCTCGTAGGCATCCAACTGGGCGGGCAAGGCAACCCCAAGGAGATCGTCGCCGCAAAAGCGTGCGACGGCCTTCAAGGGGCTGCCAGGGCTGACGAGGGTCGGTTCTGAGACGTGATGAACAGCGTCCCAGCACCAACCATGGTAAAGGTTAAGGAGGGGCCACGTCGTCGGGAGACCCATAAGGATCCCCCGCCGCGAGACCGCTCGAGAACCGTCGGGCCAGGTCAGAGATTGAGGACAAGTAGACATCCTCAATCCTAGGAGCTCTTCAGAAGTGAGCCGTCCTGACAACTCTAACCCCTCGTACATTGCTTGCGCAACGTCGAGGGGGATGAGGTCAGAGGCGGCCCGCAAATCCGAGCTCAAAACCAGTCCCGATGAACCAACCAAGTCAGTCCCCACCGACCTATCTTTTCCCTGCAGGGAGGGGGCGACCAAGGGCCATCTACGCAAGCCCTTGAGTAGCCTCCTACGGCACAAGTGAGAAAGGACCAAGACGTCCCGCTCCATAGCGGTGACGATTCGGACCTTCAGACCACGCTCTTGGATGGCCGCGACGCGACCCCTGGGATAACTCTCGGGGGTTGCAAAGCTGTCACCAATGAGGCGGTTCTGAGCCTCACTCACTGCCGCAGACACCACAACCGCCTCATTAACCAGATGGAACCAGGTTTCCCCGGGGACATCTGGATGAGAAGGCGGAAAGGTGTTCCTTGCAGAGTAAAGTAACTCAATAAGGTCAGAAGCAAGTCCGCCTTCGCGCCTCGTCTTTCCGAACGTAGCCGAATCCCCGGGGGGGATCGACATTGTTTGGGAGAGATGAGGTTTCGAAGGAAGATATCTCAGGGCCCACTTGAGAGTCCACGTGCGGAGATCAAGGAAATCCTCACGTGAAATCTCAAAGGACGAGAGCAGGTCCAGCTTATGCTGTGCCAGCGACTTGTCCACCTGGGTCTGCGATCCTGTCGGAAGAGAACGGCCGACAAAGGAAAGCTGAGCCAGGAAGTCCTGAGAATTCCGGAAAGAAGCAGGAGCCGAGCGAAGGAAATGGTGGACGACGGGCACATGGGTAATCCATGCAGCCCGACAACTTCCACCAAAAGCCTTTAGCTCGGCATTCGCATGCTCCAGCCCGGACTTTGCTGCGACCTTAATGAGCCACCTCCGGACCGTGCCGTGCCAATTAAGCACGTCTCCAGGGACTCCACGAGGGAGAGAAAGGCAAAAGCCCGTCGAAGCCGCAACGGCCGCATCCCAGGAATTGAGCATTCCTTTGAGACGGTCAGCAGCAGAACGAAGCTTGCGCCCAATTCTCCCTCGTACCTCACCAAACCCACGAGACTCGGACGCCACGGACAAACCGTGGTCATCCGAGCCCGCAGGCGTGGTTGCCACCACACCGGACGCTGTACGCATGCGTGCCGGTGGGGGGGAGCCTCCCTGCGGATTAGTCTGTCCTACGACCGGAACTTGTCGAGGACTGTCTGTCTCCTTGAGAG